CTGTTATATCATTAGCTAGATAACTCATTTATTATCTTATTCTATTTAAAAGAAAAATACATTTAATATTTATATATATAAAAATTGATATAATCATATTTTGAGAAATAGATATAACCAAGATATAACCAAGATATAAAACCAGGATGAAAAGAATTGATAATATCCATAATAAAACGATGGAGATTGATGTAGAAAACCAACCGTATAATTCGAAAAACACTCTGTTAACCAAAGAGGATTTATATAAATTGCTAAGTAGCAATGGGTTGCCTGATTTAGAAATAAAGAACATCAATTTATATCGTGTTGCATTCGTTCATAAATCTTATTGTACTATGAAAAATATTGATTTTGAGAAAAGTAATGCGAATTGTCCGAGCGATTGTTTGCCTCTTCAAGATATGTCTTATGAGCGCCTCGAGTTTTTGGGGGACTCGCTACTTGGAATGATTGTAACGAATTATTTATATAATAGATTCCCCGACCAAAACGAGGGGTTCTTGTCTAAAATTAGGACGAAGATAGTAAATGGAAAGATGTTGGGGTATTTGTCGGATAAAATAGGATTACCGAAGTTCGCCATTATATCTAAGCAGGTTGAGGAATCGGGTGGAAGGAATAACTATAAAATTATGGAGGATATATTTGAGGCATTTTTGGGGGCACTCTATTTGGATTTCCAGACAGATGCTGACAATATTATTATTCCTAATATTAATATAAATCCTTCTTCGGGAGCGGGATATTTCGTGGTAGAATCTTGGATCATATATATAATAGAGAATTACATAGACTTTTGCGAACTCATTAGAATTAAAAACAATTACAAGGATATGCTCGTATCTCACATGCTTCATTCTTTGCAGGATGTACCGCAATTCAAAGAGCTCAATGTAGCCGTTAAAGATAATGTTCGTATATTTACATATTGTATCAAGGATAAGAACGGGAGCATTATTTCTACAGCTACGGGAAATACTAAAAAAGAAGCTGAGAACAATGCATCTAAAGAGGCTCTTGTATATTATAAGGTTAGTATTCAAGAATACAATTCGCACATATAGGGGGATATTAGGGATATTAGGGATATTTAAGAGATAAACGCGATATTTTGATATACTATATATAATATTATATAATTAAAAATGAGTACGGATATGAATATTACGCATTTAGTTTTATCAGGTGGTGGTATGCGCGGTGTTATATTTATAGGCGCTCTTAGATATTTATATTTAAATAATATGCATAAGAATATAAAACATATTGCCGGGTGTTCAATAGGTTCTTTGATAGGTCTTATGTTTGCCCTTAAATTAACTATTTATGAGATGGAAGAGGTATTATATAATTGTATGAAAGATAATGATTTATGTTTTTTATCTATTAAAAAGTACATCAGATTAATTACAGAGCTTGGTTTATTTGATACGCAGACAATGATTAAGCATTTAAAAATTATTATAAAAAAGAAATATTCCGATAGGTGTAATGGAGCCGATGAGTCAGGTGATATATCGGAGACTATTACATTCGCGCAATTATCTAAAATATTCGGAGTAAATATGTATATATCTTGTACTAATATAAATACTTGCGAGAACGAGATTTTTTCTATTGAGAAAACGCCAGATGTCTGTGCATATAAAGCTTGTAGCGCTTCAATGTCTATACCATTATTATTTAAACCGATAAATATAGGGGATTATCATTATTATGATGGGGGATTAACTAATAATTTCCCTATAAAAATATTTGCTGATGTGCCTCGCGAGAATATAATAGGTATGCTTTTGTATAAAGATAATGAAACTATAGAGCGTGTTCCTATGAAAACTATCAATTTTATATATATTGTAAAGCAGTTGATGACGATATTAAATATGCTAAGAGTAAAAGAGGTTTTATTAAAGCAGATTCAGGATAGTAAATATACGAATTATTACCGCCCTCAAAATCTCGTGTTAAAAAGTGGAATGAATATAATATTTGCGAGGAAGGGAATGCGATTACATATAACTAAAAAGGAGATTGACGAAATGATATATGCCGGCTTCGAAACAATGACCGAATATATTGATGAATTAGCCGCAAAATATGCAGCAGAAGCCAAAGAGCGCATTGACGCAATTAGTCTTTAATTAATATTTTTTTATTGATGTAATAAGGTTTTTTATTAATAACAGAGGCATTTGCTGGTAATTTGGTGACGAATATTTTTTCGGGAGCTTTTAATAATGTCGGCAAAATTGTATTGATAGTTAATTTTTCTAAATATATGCTGTTATTTTTATAGATACTGTCGTTGCTACCGCTGCCGCTACTGCTGCTATCGCCGCTGCTTCTACCGGAACGACGATTATTGTTATCAATTGCTTTTTTAAATGTTTTGACATATTCGCCGACCTCATCAGAAGGCAGGTTGTTATCTACAGATATCCAGGAACGCGGTTCTATCTTTTTATTTCTGAAAGCATTTATCAATCTTCTATAGTCGGAGTCGATAAGGGACATTTTTACGGATTTGATTTTTTCGGCAAAACCGAAATCATAAATATACATAGTATATTCGCATGATTTTAGATAATAATTTTTACCGTAAATAATATAGTGATGATAGCTATTTTTGACAACATTATAATTGATATGATATAGGAAATTGCCCCAATGACAATCTCCATGAATAAATCCGAGATGATGAAATGTAGATATAGATAACATTATCTGGATAAATACATTATATAGCGCGCTGTTATTTTTGAGGAACATTTTACTATTACAGAGCTGCTTCAAATCACCTCGGGCGAGCTCATTTAATAAAACATAGTATTTCTTATTGAGAACAATATCGGGCAAGTTTTTATTAGACATTTTGTCACAGATAATAACTTTATAAGTTAAAATGAAATGCCTTGATATCATATTTTTTATAACTTTATCGGTTATTTTCAAGTTAATCTGTGCTTCAAATAGATTAACGCGGTTATTAATCATAATTTTTGAAGCAATAGGATATTTGCCAAATTCGTTTTTAATAGATGCTATATAAATATATCCATATTTGCTAATAGAACCGAACTTTTTTGTAAGAAATACTGTATCATCTATATTATATCCGTGAACATCTTCATTTTTTTTAGAATTTATAGCGTATTCTTTTAGACACTGTTTATTATTTATATCTTTTAATTTGTTTGTTATATGCTTATAATAGAATATTCTTTTGTCGAGATTATATTTGAGCGTTTTATCCTTAAAATATTTAAGTAATGCATCAGGAACTTTAATATCTATTTCCTTTCCGTTATTCAAATTAAGATATTTGTTATTAATTGTATTTGAAAAATGGCTATATGCAGACATATTTTTAGTATTAAATATATGGGATTCGGCCATTATCTTATATATCTTCTATTTATAAAGCAATATTCTAATATAATATTATAATAGATTTAATGAATAACAGAGAAGAAAAGGGAGGAGGCAGTGCCGAACCGTATATATTTATAATAGATTTGGACGGTACTATAATAGGCGATTGTAATTATCAATGTGATTTGTATAATATTATTGAATTGGTTAAAAAATATAAGATGAAGGGGTTAAATAAATATACGGCACTGTGTAATAAATATTTGAATGAAAGTTATTCTGAGAAATCGCTGTTAGTGCGACCGCATTTTTTCACATTTATAAATGCTATGAAAAAACTGTATCCATCGAGCTATTTTTATATTTATACGGCTTCTGAGAAAAAATGGGCGAACAAAGAGATAGCTATAATAGAGAAGCATAATAATTTTAAGTTTGATAGGCCTTTATTTACGCGCGATAATTGTATTATGGATAAATATGGGAATATAAAGAAATCTGTTACAAAGATATTGCCGCTAATTAGTAAGACCATCAAGATACCAAATAATTATGATATTAGCAAGAGATTATTAATAATAGATAATAACCCGACATTTATAGATTATACAAATAATTTATTGATATGTCCCTCGTATAATTATATGAAGTTTTATGATTTGCGAGAGACTTTACCTAACTATAATAAATGCGAGGAGTTGAAAAGCTATATCGGAAGATTAATAAAGGAGCAAAGACTTAGCAAGATATCAAAGAAGCCCGAAAACTTAGAGAAGACATACAAATGGCTATATAAAAAATGTAAGAAAATTAATAAATACAATTCCAAATATGATGGCGATACATTCTGGAAGGATCTTGCAGCTCTTATAAAGCATTACAGTATTACCTCATATAGCCCTAAAATAATAACTGAAATCCAAAAAACCATCGCAAAAAATTAGAGTCCCAATAGACCTATGCGAATACTACGAGATAGCAAATAAGGATATGATGATATTATTAGGATATTAGGATATTAGGATAATGATATATATTAGTTTTGATATTGGGGTTAAGAATCTTGCTCTATGTATATTAAGACAGACAGAGATATTGGAGATATTGGATTGGCGTATCATAGCATTAGCTTCATGTAAGAAGGAGATTAAGGGGATTGATGATATATCTGAAAGAATATATATTGAGATGGATAATATAATTGGTGGTTTAAAAAATAAGGGCATCAATATGATAGATTATGTATTGATAGAGAATCAGCCTTCTAATTTAAACGGGATTATGAAAACTATCCAGCATATAATCTACGGATATTTTAGTTTAGTTAAATATTGGGACAAGGAGGTCGGTAATGTTGTCCTCGTAAATGCTTCATTGAAAACTAAAAACCATACCTATGTTATAAATATGGAAGCGAATGCAGCGAATGCGGCGAATGCGGCGAATGCGGCCGACGGAGGAGAGGCGAGGAATAAGAAGGGATTTAGGAGGGATAAATATAAGAATAATAAGATGCTTAGTATTGAGTTGTGTCGCGAATATATTAGCGAGAACGAGCAATTAAAGAAGAGATTTAATGAAAACAAGAAGAAGGATGATTTGAGCGATGCGTGTTTGCAAGCTGTATCATATATTAGAAGTAATACGAAGGGAGATATTACAAATAAATATAATAAATTATATAGTAGTGGTACATACTGTAATGAAGATAATGAAAAAGAAGAGGCGTCCTAAAATATTGATAATAATGATGTATAGCAATCGCGCTTTGAATAATATAAGAAGGATGCGTTTTAAAAAATCTATAAGAAACGCAAGATTATGTTTTAGATATTGGTACGATGAAGAAGGCATCACCAAATTATTGAATAATCTTGATGATAAATTGGATGCTATTATAGTCTCTGGTTCTGATTATCGCATAGTTGATAGAAGATCTCCCAAGGTTCCTGAGATAATATTTAAGCACGCTAACAAGATACATATATTAACTATTTGCTACTCGATGCAATATATCGCTGTAAGATTTGGGAAGTTCTCAAATGTCCGAACGAGAGATGCTGGATATGTTAGAAACTATGATAGACCTTTAAAAATAAAGTATCCTTTTGATATTGTAAAGACAAGATATAGGTATAATCATAATGATATTGTTATCAAAGTAGGGAAGAATATTGAGAATGTAATGAAAAGGAAAGATATGATAGATATATTATATCATAAGAAGAGGGATATATTGGGGATACAATTTCACCCAGAATATTATGTAAAATCCGGGAAATTATTTTTCGGCACTTGGCTATCGTGGCTATCTCGTAGAAATAGCTAATGCTAATATATGGAAACTTATTTTTATTAGAATATTAGAATATTAGAATTCAAGAATGCGTATTAATAAACATTTAAAAATTATAATAGATATATAAACATTTGATACCCAAATAAATATATAATATGGCTTTACTATCAAATTTTAATAATAGAAATGATGATTTAATTGAATTGAATAGAGAAAGTTTCAATAAGCAACCCTTTAGTTTTAATATACCGGGAGGCGGCAAGCAGTCCAATATAGCTATTAGTGAAGAATTGTTTAACAGGAAAAAAATAAGCGACGATGTTATATCAATGTCTTCAGGTGGTTCTTCGCGCGGAAGTTCGTCAGGTGGTAAAAAGAAATATATGAAAAATATCGGCAATATATATCGCAATAAAGATAGGATTGGTAGAGGTTCGCGAATAGAAAGTGAGAGCGATAGTGATGAGAGCAAAAAGAGTTCAAATCGCGGCAAGATTAAGAAAATATATGATGATAATGTTAGCGAAGTAAGCAGAGCCAGCAGAGCCAGCGATGAAAGCGACGAAAGTAGCGGAAGCAGTGTAGGAAGCGATGGAAGCGATGGAAGTAACGGAAGTAACGGAAGCGATGGAAGCGATGGAAGTAACGGAAGTAATGGAAGCGGAGAAAGCGATGGAAGCGGAGGCGGCGGAGGAGGCGGAGGCGGTAGTAGAAATAAAAATAAGTTTTTGAGCCCTAAGGAAATAATAAAGAACGAGATAAATGAAAAGAGAGAGATAATATATCAGCTGGACAGAATGGAATCTAAGGGATTTAAGATACCCTTCAAGTTCAATATGAACTCTGATATTGAAGAGATGAGGACCGAATATAATAGGCTTATTAGAGAAAAGGAATTGGATGGGAGCGTTAGATTTCAGCAAAAAATGTTGATGGCTTTTATCTCGGGGACTGAATATATTAATGGGCGTTATGATCCGTTTTCTATTAAGCTGGATGGGTGGTCTGAACAGGTCAATGAAAATATCAATGATTACGATGATATTTTTGAGGAATTGCATTATAAATACAAGGCGACTGGTAAGAAGATGGCGCCCGAATTGAGGCTCTTTGTATCACTATCAGGGAGTGCATTTATGTTCCATTTAACGAGCAGAATGTTTAAAGAACAGCCGCTCCCCGATGTAGAGAATGTTCTCCGTTCTAATCCCGAATTAATGAAGCAGTTTCAAAATGCAGCGGCAAAACAATATGTAATGGGAAATGGCGCTCCGCAACAAATGCCGCAAATGTCTCAAAATCGCGGGTCAAGCAATGATAATATGGGCTTATTCAATATGGTAAGTAATCTTTTCGGTTCTTTAAATAGCGATCCAGTACCTTCAAATATGCCGGCATATGCGCAAAATATGAACGCGCAAAACAGAGGTATGGCTTCGCAGCCCAACGATAAAAAGCAATATGAAGATATAGATAATATAATTAAGAACGTTCATAGCAAGATATCAATCGATGATAGCGATAATAACATAGAGACTCTTTCAGTTAGCGACGAAGAGATAACTTCAATCATAGAGGATACTGCGGATATTCAGATATTAAAAGGCCGAGGAAGACCCAAGAAGGGCACGCGCACATTAAATATATAAAATACGAGGGATATAAGGGGTATAAGACTGCTATTGTTTTTTAATATGATATATGATATATGATATATTATGAATAAAAATAAGGGTTATAAGAGGGGTAAATTGTGAAATAAATAGGTATTGGCTATTTATCTATTTTTTCTAAGATTGGTTATTTTTTTAGCGGATTTATTAACAAAGCTGCCGACTTCTTTAACGGATCTAACGATTCTATCGGGGGTGCTGCGTAGAGATTTCATCGGGTTGCGGATAGTGTCTTCTACTTCCTCTTCAAATACCTCTATCTTGGATAATAGGCTGCTTAGGGTGCTCAATAGGATAGGGATGATAATTATGGTGAATAGGAGGGTCAAGAAGAGGAAGAGGGATATCATTGTACCTACTGAAATGATATCGCGGCTTAAATCCTCGGAGCATTTGCATTTTTCGTTGGTTAAATATCTAACATATTCAAAAGCGTAGTATATGTACACGACAAACATTAAGAAGAATATGAATGTGGCGATTGACAGTAATTGGACTACTACATAACCCATGCTTTTAGCGATAGATTTAAGCGATATAACAGAGGTTATTATGAAATAACCGAGGGCTATTACAGTGAAGTTCTTGATAAAATCCTTGTTGGGGTGTTCCGAACATTCACACCCCATATTCTCCAGCTTGTAAATATAACTGAGGATTATTAACAATAATATAGCAAAAATTGCTTGGATTATGGCACTACTATAAAAAGATAAGTTATTTTCACTCTCTTTCATTGTACTATTTCTTACTCTATAC